CGCATGGACAAGCGCACCCGTGCTGCTTTGCCCGAGCAGCGCGGTTCCGGAAGTGGGGGGCAGAGGCAGTGACCGTTCGGTCGTATCGCTCCAGTAGCTCTTGAGGCTGCGATCTGCGCGAGCCTTGAGTTCCTGAAGATACTCGCCCTGCTTGTCCAGGCGGTTCATCAGGGCGACAGCGCCAAAGGAACCGCCATTCGACAGGCTGAGGTCCTGATTGTAGCCCTGCACACGATCGGCAACGATGCGTTGCGATGATGTCAGGACTTCCTGACCCGATGTGAGAGTGAACGTCCGCGCATCCTGTGTGCCGCCAACCGTATAGTCCGTGTTCAGCGAGAGCGTGGTTCCGTCTTCATCCGTGGTGCTGTCATAGCGGACAAGCCTGATATGACTGGTCGAGACAAAGCGGATGGCCTGCGATGTGCCATCGACAAGGCTGTATGGGCCCCTCGTGCCGTTGCCAGAAATAATGACTCTTGGGACTTGGGTTTCAAGGGTCATGCGCGAGCCCTGCTAAGCCGAGGAGTTTTGGGGATGATACCAGTGACGTGCGTCCAAGCGCCGCCCCTGCGGATATGACAAATGTGAGTTGGCGCCACACCATAACGTCTTGCCAAAATGCAGGGCCGCTCATTGCCGATGATAATTCCGACCACTTGTTCGGCAGTCAGCTTTGCGCTGTGATTTTTCTGCCCGACAATGGCCGTGCCTTGCGCGTGCTTGTCGAATTGATTTTCGACCGCAGTCGCCCATCGAACGTGGTTTGGGTTGACGCAGCCCTTCTTGCCGTTGTTGCAAGAGTGAGCAGCGAGATACGCTGGAGATGGAGGTTCACCATGTGCGAGCCTGCACATTTGTCGGTGAGCGCTCGTATGCTGCCTTTTCCAGACTATTTTGCCGTAACCGCCGGGGTTCAGAGGAAATGGCCAAAGCAGGCACTCGTCTGATTGATAATTTACGTGCTCAAGTAAAAACCTCTCATGCGCACCAGCCTTGGCCTTCGGTCGCGGGTTGAAGGCGCCGTGATACTCAGCTTGGTAATAGTGATTTTTGCACCACCCGCGCGCGTAGCGCGGCTGCTCGCACATCGCGATTGAACAGATATCTGTCATAGGCTCTCGTTCCTCGCGATGAAGCGGGGTTGAAGTCGGGTTAGTTGTTGGTCAGGTCAGTTCTTGGGAGGCGGTCCGAAGAAGATCGCAGCGGGGTTGTCAGTCTCGCCGTTCCACAGCGCCATCGCTCCACGAACGGTCGCGTCAAGCTGGGCCGCGGGATAGTGGAAGATCATGCCAGCCGTCCTGTTCGCAGGCCGCCAGAAGCTTTCATCCAAGTCGAGTTCAGCTAGAGCCTTTGCCGCGTTGGTGCCTTCAGCGAAGATGCCAAGGCCGGCAGGACCGCGGTAGCTGAAGGCGTCATCGCCTCGCGCAGCGCCAGCTATCTGCGAAAGGCCGACGAACTGGCTCATCAGGAAGGAGACCTGCTCCCGCGCATACTTCTCCCAGTAGTCGTCATCGTCATCACCACCGCCCTTGGTCCACGCATCAAGCGCCATCTTGCCGGCCACTGGAACGGCAAGCAGGAGGACGAGATCAAGGCTAAGAGCCGCTACACCCAGCGCCGTTTTGGTGTTCCTGACACGCTGAACGGACAGGTTATACGTCGTGATCATATAGCTCATGAAATTGGTCAGGAGCCGCAGGGCTGCTGAATAGCGCGTCCCTGCCCCTGTTTGGATCGCTGCCGTCTGGTGGATCTCGCCGCCGCCCTGAGCATCGATGACGGCTTGGTCCGCCTCAGCAATCGCATCGGCCTCGTTCATTCCGGCAGCGCTGGCCTTGAAGTACCCCGCATACCAGGTCGGGACGTCGACGCTGTAGAACTGAATGTTGGACATCAGCCAGAACAGATTGTCGGTAACCCAGCGGGGCGTTACGCCCTTGCGCATCGAGGAGCGAAGGGCTGAAAGTTCCGGGCTTTGCGATTGCCTGCGGTTCTTCATGAAGTCGGATTTCTCGGTCGCCCACGAAGCCCGGCGCCTGATGGTCAGGGCATCGGTGCCCATGGCGGCATAGCCCTTGGCGACCCAGTAACCGCCGACACGGACCACTGAGTTGGTCACACCGAGAGGCTGGAGGGCCGCTGTCGCCACTTTCCAGCCAAGGCCCACAACCGTAGCCCCGTTGCGCAGATGGTTCAGGACGCCACTTGCGCCTTCAAGACCGAACTTGGCCGTGACTACCGTGTTGATGATCGTGTTGTAGATTTGCCGGCCATGACGCTGGACAATGGCATCCTCAACGACTTTCTGCTTGAGAAGCCGGCCAGCGTCGAAGAAAGCTTCTTCCGTCGCAATCGACGTGGCGACCTGATCCAGATGCTTCGAGACCACGTCAATGACGGATAGCCGCAATGGAAGCGTGACCCTGCCCTCGACGCGCTTCTTGCCAAAGCCCGGTTGCGTGCGATTGCCGACCTTCGGAACCGCGCCCTTGGTCTCTGCCTCGACTGCACGCTGCCCCGCCTTCGAGGAAAGCTCAGGGTCGAACATGATCGGGTAGTATCCGCCCTTGTACCCGCCGAACTTCGTGGCGATCGGAATAGGGGCAACCTTATCCATTGGAACGCCGTGGACGGATTCGTGCACCTTGTTCGCTTCGGGGAACCAGGTGTCGAGATAGTCCCAGACGCTTTGAACGAAGTCCCAATCCTTCTTCGTCAGCGTGTCCAGCACCGATGCGATGCCTGCTTCATCCCAGCCTGTCGAGTCCATGAGACGGGCGCGGTTCTTCTCGTTGCCCCAGTTGAGCGCAACCGCCAGCCTGCCCTGCTTCGTCAGGCTCACTCCGAGCTGGGCGAAATGGATGCGCTCCTTGAAGAACCTGCCCCGCTCGGCTTTCGAATAGACGCCGAACAGCTTGTCCAGATCCTTGCCCATCTGCTTCCGAAGGACGGCGAGACGGGCGAACGCGTCATTCAGCGGCCGAACGATGTAGTTCCAGAACTGCCCACCATCCTTGCCGCCCGCGAACTGGCGAGCGAGGGATTGCAAGGTCCGGTGCATCGCGAAGTATTTGAGGACGCCACGCTTTGTCTTGGCCGCGAATGTATCGGATTCCACAGGCTCGCGCGGTTTCCGGTTCGGCTGGTTCGTCTCGATCTCCGCCGCGATATCCTCAGCCGCAAGCGACAGCCGGCGGCGCTCGCCTTCCTTGATCAGCTTATCCTTGAGGGTGGCAAGCCTCCAGATCATGTCCGCTTCATCGCGGACGCCCATCAGCTCGTCGACAGTCAGTGATTTGTAGTTCCGGGCGTCGACGCCTTCAGCCAGATCAACCAGCGTCCGTGACTTCTCGATTGCCGCCTGTGCCTCAGCCATTTGCTCGGTCGGGGACTTGGTTGCATCGTTGTAGGCCGCGAACGGATCAATGCCCGCCATCTGCCCCTGCAGCCATGCCGCTCGAGCAGCCCGCTTGTTCTCGCCCTTCTTCGTCTCATTGCGGAACTGGTAATCGGTGAGCAGACCATTCATCTGCTCGGCATAGTCCTTGCCGGCATGGAACAGGCGCTGCTGCTTGGTCTTGGAGCCGTAGTCTAGGAGATGCTTGCGGGCGCTCTCGATCTTGTCTGCGAGCTTCCGGCCTTCAGTGTACATGTGGGAGTTGATCAGGCGGTAACGGGCATACTCCGCAGCCTTTGCGAAGTCGCCTTTCTCCGCAGCCTCGATGGCTTTCTTTGACCAGCGGCGTTCGAGGACGAGCCACTGATTGAAGTTCAGGACTTCGCGGACCTGCTTTGAACGAAGGTTCTCAATGGCCTGCTGCTTCGCGAGATTTGATGCGGCCTGCTGTCCCGTGGCCTTTGCCAATGCATCAAGCTCGATCTCGAACTGGCGCTGCTGGATCTCATTACGGGCATAGGCCGCTGCTTCCTGCTCCAGCGTTCCGTCCCGGAAGATGTCGCCATGCTTCGCGATCATGCGGCGCCGGGTTTCTTCGCGGATCAGCTGGTTACGCTTGGCGCCCTGATTGAGACCTTGGAGCAGCGCATTGCCGTCCGCCATCTTGAAGAACTCGGCCGCCTCATCCGGGCCGATGGCGTTTTCCTGTTGGCCTGAGAGGACGTTGGCGAGCTGGTCGCGGAGACCGAATAGCGGATCGCCTGTGATGTCGACGCCGTTCTCTTCGAACCAGGCTTCCCAGCGTTCGGCGGATTCCCGCTCTTGCACCGCTGGCATGTCATTGGCGGTATAGAGGACAGCCTGCCCATCAACATCGTTCCTGAGCGCATCCAGAAGCTCGGCAGGGGTTGGCGGGCTGGTGAAGTATCCTGCCTCGTAAGCTGCCTCGGCTGCGTGATCGAGCGTGTAGCTGCGGACCTTCTTGCCGTCCTTGGTCTCGTCTGCGATCAGGCCCGGCGCTGCCTTCTTCTCCCCGATGATCTTGAGGAGTTCGCCACCTTCATCCACGATGCCGCTATAAGCGATCTTGTCATTGCCGCTGCCGATCACCCTGCGTTGGGCAAGGAACTTCCACAGCGACTTCGGGCGCTTCTTCTTCAGCGTCTTGCGGACATCGACGGCGATCTCCACGAACTGGTCTAGGTCGGTCGCTGCTGCGCTGTAGGCGACGATCTCTGGCGGGAGGGAGGCTAGCGCCTCCTCGCCATATTGCTCCTTCACGGCCTGTAGGTTGAGCCGCATGGGGGGAAGATTTGGGGGCGGTGCTGTGCGGCCTGTAGTGTTTGCCGCTTGCGCCAGAAGCTTGCTGCTTCCTGATTGAGAGGGGTCGAAGGAGGCATCAGCATCGCGGATATTCTTGGGGTCAAAGATGACGACCTCATCTCCTGCTCGGACGCCATCATATCCGTTTCGCTTCAGCAGCTCCGAAAACTCATCGGCTCCAATGTTGCGCTGGATAGCGGCGGCGACAGTCAGCGGAAAGCGGACGCCATCTCGTTCCAGTTGCCGATATGCGAGATCTGCAACCGCGTCCTTTTCGCTTGGGTAGTAACGAGCGACTGCTGAATCTGCATCTGTCCAAACAGTTGCTACGCCATCAGCGTCAATCATTTCGTCGGGAATACTGTGGTTCATCCGGCGCGAATATGGGTCCATCCGCACTTGGATTTTTTCTACATTGACCTTTGCGACCGCGTCTTCCCACTGCTTGGAAAGCTCTTCGACCTGCCGAGGGAGCCCTTTCATCCCCTTTAAGGAACTCAAAAACTCCGGCACAATTTGCGTAACGAAGCCACCATCAGTTACTTCAAAAAGTTTTCCCTTGGCGTAAGCCTTTATAACTCTAGCCGTAGGAGATGGTGCATCGGCCCCGGGCGCCCATTCTGCGAAATAGTTGGCCTCACCCGGGGAAGTAGAAAAGTACGTACCTTTTCCATAATGACCAGTATCGTTGCGATGCCTCGGGCTAGCTGAAAACTCATCGAAGCTCTTGTCAGTCCCATGATACAGCGGCGTCTCTACATCAAACCCCTGCTCTCTCGCCCTCTGCATCCTTCCTGCTTCTGACATATCAAGAGAGGATTGCGACAGGCTTCCGCCATCCACATGCTTGATGAACGAATGCGGGAAGCCGCCCGGCATCTGGGTATAGCCGTAGCGCCGGAACACATCCGGCAGGAATTCATTGAAGACGTTCTCGATATAGACTGCGTCGAGACCGTTATCCCGCGCCTCTTGCTCAAGACGCGCAACCAGTTCGCGGAAGTCTCCGGGCTTCTCATTCGGCGCCCTGCCGATTTCAAAGCTGGCGTTTTCAGAGTCCGTCCGCTGGATGCTTGCCAGATCGAGTGTCGTGACAAGCTCGCCCCTCTCGTCCACGCGGCGACCCTTGCGGAGATAGACCTCGTACTTGTCGACAAGGATGTGCGCGTTCTGCAGCGGCGTCGCCATGAACTGCCGGATCGCAGCAACGCCTGCATCGCTCAATTGGGAAAGCGACCCCTGCTCCTCGGCCTTGACCCGCTGAACGGCCTCGACAGGAACGCCCACAGCCCGCGCGATCTCACCCACGCGCATAGTTGCGAAGGCGTTCGGATGGCTGATCAGCCAGTCCTGCACCAGCGACATGCCGGCATCGATTGCAGCGAGGCGCTTGGCCTGCTCTGGCGACACACGCTCCCGGAACATCCTGCGTGCTTGGTCGACGCCAATGGCGGATGACTGCGTTGCCGCCATGATCGCGGACAGCGACACATTGCGTGCAGCTTCGGGGTTGGTCTTGAAGTAATCCAGTACCCGCTGGATTTCAGCGGCGCGCTCAGTCGGTCCTACGCGTTGGGCGAGCTCAGAAGTTCCCTCGCCGCCGCCATTATCTTGACCGACAGCTTCTCCCGCGACCGGAGCGGCAGGTTCTTGATTGCCAGCAAGGGTCCGCGCAAGCCGTACTGAAGGATTTGCGCTCTCATCTCCTGATCGCTGCACCGCGCCAGCTGCGCGGAGTTCATCAAGGGTTGCCCAGGTGTGACGCTCATCGACGTTTTCCTGCGTGCCCGGGACCTCGGTTCCCGGCGGGTTCGCCCAGCGCCATTCTGCGGGCATCCGAGACCGCCACTCTACCTGGCGGGCCTGCCATTCTCCATGATTGTGTAAATAGACGTTTAACGCTGCGTTGGTCTCCAGCGTCACTTCATCCATCGGCTCGAACAGGATGCTGCCTGATCCCTCTGCTGAGGCCAGCTCCAGAAGCTTGGCGTCCAGCTTGCGAAGCCGGGCGACCTCGGATTCGAACATCTTCGTGCCGCGATAGAACTCGACGCGGTTGCTGGCGCCACCTGATGCGAAACCGCCGAATGCCTGAATGGCGTGCTGGATTTCGTGCTGGATCGTCTCCATGAGCGTGTTTGATCCCGCCACGCTGCCGCGGGCGTTGATCAGGGGAACGATGCGCGTTTCACCGCTCGGGAAGGTCACGGGTTGCGCGCCTTCGAACCGCCCGCTCTGCGCACCGGTGCTGGCCTTCAGGTACACAGTCCGCAGGATCGGCATGGCCTCGAACAGCTCGGGCCACTCAATGAGCTGGTCCAGCCGGCCGCTTTGCGCCTTTGTCTCGGGGTTGAAATTGAACTGCGGCTTGCCTGGGATTTCCCAGACCCAGTCGCCAAACTTGGTCTGCGCCCAGCCTGTCTCCCGCCAGATGTCCTCTTTGCTCTCCCCGCCGATATCCATCAGCGTGGCGCGCATCAGCGAATGAAGCGGAGCACCGGCCGCGCTGCGTGGCGCGAACTGCGCAAGCTCTGGCGACGACAGCGTGTCCTGTGTTCCGGTCGTGGCGTACCAGTCGATACCCTGCATCCCGGCCAGACCCTTGCGCGGGTCGTAGATGCCGTGCTGAAGCTTCAGATCACCAAGGCCCATGATCTCCCGGGCGAGGTCGTGGCTGTAGCCGGCGGCTGATCCCTGAAAGGCAATGATCCGTCCATTTGGCGCCTTGAAAAGCATGATCACCGGATCGACACCGTCCGCGCGCATCCGCTCCTGCAGGCGCTTCAGGTTCTCATCGTTGGCGTCAGGCTCGTAATACCGCGAGAAGGCCAGCGCCTCGTCGTACTGTTCGAGGCTCGCCATGGCATCTGCCATGTTGGCGGCTTCCTCGACCAGCCCTTCCCGTGTCGCCCGCCAGCCCTTGCCAGAGAGCCATGCATAGGCGCGCTGTTCGGGTCGCTCGTCGATCTCGGATTGCACTTCGCGGCGGGTTTGGCGCTCCTCATCGCGCCACCAGGCCTTCTGGTTGCGCTCGTAATCTTCCATCAGCCGGGCCATGAGTTCGGCCTCTGCGCGCTCCTTTGCGGCCAGCAGGCGTTCCCGGGTCTTCTCGACTTGGCGTTCGGTGATGACGCCTTTCTCCAGCAGGGCCTTTGCCATGGCCTCGGCATCGCGGGTCATGGTCGATGTCTGCGCCTTGATCGCCTCGTCCGTCGCCAGCATCCGGTCGAAGACCTGCCGGATTTCATCGTTCAGCTTCACGCGGGAGCCGATCGACGTGACGCTCTTGTAGATGCGGAGGAGCCATGCCTTGAAGCTGGCGAACACGCTGCGGAGGGCCGATGTCGGAGCCTTGCCCTCGCGGAGGTAGGCTTCGAAGCTCTCAGCAAAGGCCTCCTGGATATCCCGGCCTTCCTGTGTGAAGTTCCCCTGATCGTCGAACATCGCGGTCCAGTTCGGGGACTTGCCCTGCCATTCGAGGATGGCGGCGATCTGCTCCATGACGAACGGGTGAACCATGTCCTGTGGGTTCAGGATCGCGGACATTTCCTCAGCGGTGAGGACGCTGCCTTCCCTGACCGTCATCGTCGGGGCGGTCGTCTGCGCCGGGATGTTCGCCATGCGCCAGAGGGTGTCGAGATACCAGTGCGCGGCTTCGTGAACCAGCGTCGACAGGTTCGAGCTTTCGAACAGGCGGATCGTTGAACGGCCCATGGCGCGCGGGGTGAATGAACCGCGCTTCTCTTGGGCGAGGCTCAGTTCCTGGCGCCGCGCCTCGACCGCCTTCCAGTTATTGTTGGACGCGACTCGGGCCTTCTTCGTCCTCTCTTTCACAGATAGATGCGGGAAAAGCTGCCGTCCGATCTCCGCGTTATCTAGCCCGCGCGCTTTGAGATCGATGATCTTCTGCGTCTCGGCAGATAGCGCCGGTCCAGTCCTAAGCTTCTGGACTTCAAAGCCTTTTTCACGAACGCGCGAAAGAATGCGCGCAACGTCCTTGGGCTCCATTAGATGATCACCATCGCGGTTGGCGTTCAGGCGATCCGTGACCTCGTCATTGCTGCCGCCCTTGATGGCTTCCTTCCAGACTTCAAACTCATGCGGAGGAAGCTTCTCGGACGCTGCCAGCACGGTTTCATCATCGACCTGAATGGCCTGGCGCTGGAGACCCTGATCAAGCGAGCCGGCGTCTTCCTGCCCCGTCAGGCTGGTGACGATGTCGAAGCCCTGCTCCTTCCACAGCGCTTCCGGGTCCTGCCCTGTACGCTCGGCCAGCGTCGTCACCATCTCCCCGATGATGGACGCCTGCGTATTGGCGGCCTCGGTATTGAAGATGCCCAGCCCTGCGACCTGTTCCCGGATCACCTCGCGGACACGGTCGGCGCTATCGGCAAAGGCCTGGTCTACATTGCCAGCCTCAACTTGCGCCTTCTGCTCGGCCTCGAAGACCGATTTCATGGCCTCGCGTTCCTTGACCGTGAAATCATCGGCACGCAGGCGCATGTTCGGGGAAAGGGCTCCATGGATCGTCTCGCCGGAAACTCCGATCTCCTTCTTCGCGGTCTTCAGTGCGGCGGCATAATTCCCCGCCGGGATCACGACATCTTCGCCGGACGCGATCGAGGCGTTCATGTCCGCGGGGTCAATGCGGAAGGCCTGCGCCAGCTGGTCTGTGGTCACATTGGCCGACTGCGCCAGTTCGGTGAACGCTTCAGGGGCCACCCTGACGCTTTCCAGCGGTCCGTCCTTGGTGACAGCTGCGACAGCCTCGCGGTACTTGTCAGGCAGCCGGTTCAGCAGTTTGGAGTCGGCAGCACCCTGCGCCATGGCATCGAACGTGGCTGAAAGCTGGTCCGTGCGCTTCTGTTGCGCCTGTTCAGAAATCCGGTTGAAAGCCACGTCAGCCGCCTTGCCGGCCGCCATCTGGCCTTCCGTGCCTACCAGCGTGGCGACAAATGTTTGCATGGCCGCTGATGGACGGTCGTTGAGATACTGCTCCCAAGTCCCCTCGGGCTTCAGCGTCAGCCATTCATCCAGGTCTTGCAGCGCCGTTGCCGCCTGCTCGCCAAGATGTTCGGCAAGGCGGGACTTGACGCCCTCCGTGATCATCGACTTCACGGTGCCCTTGAGGATGCCCTCGACGATCATCGAGGTCGGAACGACTTCAGTCAGGAACTCGATGCCGCCCTCGCGCAGGGCAAAGCCGACGCGGGCCGCAACCGACAGGTCAGGACGCTCGTCCGTCGCCCGGCTGTAGGCTTCGCCTGCCGTCAGGCTCGACATGCCAGCCATGGCGATTTCGGGATTGCCGGTGACAACTGACGCCGCGATCAGCGGGACGTTCTGAGTCAGGCTCTCGATGCCGGAATAGTATCCACTCTCGAAATCGTTGCGACCCTTTGGCCTTATGGCAATCTTGACGTCCTTGGCCGCTTTGCGGGCGGTTTCCAGCGCCGAACCGACCTGCGACAGGGGAGCATTCGGGTCCTTGGGCTTGTCGCCTTGCTGGGTCAGTTTGCGTAGGTCTTCCCCGCGCTGGCCCATCTGAACGGCGATGAACGGTGATGGCTTCGAGCGGAACCATTCATCGGTAAGGTCAGTAACGCCCTGCCCAAATCCGGCGAGACTTTCACCAATCCCTACAGTTCCGGAAGCAATGGCGCCCGGCGTGTTGTAGAGCATGGAGCCGATCGATTCCCACCAGCTCAGGTTCTGGAGGTCATCGTGTGAGACTTCGAGATTTTCCCTCGCCTGATCCAGCCATGTCCGCAGCTTCGGAGCCGACGAGGTCAGCGCATCTATGTTCTTCGCGGTCTTGGCGAACTCATAGGACTGGCGATTGGCCGAGACTTCACCACGGTTGACGCCAAGCTCTCGCGCCGTCTCGATATCCCTTGCCGCATCATCCGGCGTTCCGGGTTGTTGGGCCAGCGCAGAGCGAACGCCTGCTGCGGCCCGATCGTCACGCTGTTGCTTCAGGTCGATGATCGTCGCTTCGCTCAGCGGGCCATTCTCAGGACCGCCCGTGCCGTTGATCGCAAAGCCCTGATCGGGTTGCGGATCGCCTTCCAGATCGCGCGCCGTGAGCGCGGGCGATGGTCCAAGCGAAGAATACTGCCTATCCTGCTCGAAGCGATTGAACAGCGGATCGCCTTCCTGCGGGACAAACGCCTGAGTTGGCGTAGACGGCCTCTCAAGATCGGGCGTGTCATAGCCGCCCTTGCGCATGTAGTCGGGACGCTTCAGCGGGCCGGGAGGCAGGGGTTCGTCAGGTCCGAGCTGGACCATGGGCGTGTCGCGCAGGCGCTTGAACTTGGCGTCCGATTCCTCGCGATACCGACGCGCTTCATCTTCGGCGTTGATCTCGCTGACCACACGCCTGACGCCGTCCGGAATGGTGAAGGTCATTGGCTCGCCACCCACTGGTCATAGGCGGCGCGCGCTTCACCTGGAGACGGAGGGCGGCCATACTGCTGCTGGAAAGCGCCAAACGCTTCCTTGTAGGCCTGATTGTCGATGTGACTCGAATTGGCGAAGTCGTAGGCGTAGGTTTCCCACTGGACGACAGGCAGGTTCTTGCCGTCCTTCATGCGGCCAACAGCAAGGGCCGCCGCGCTTCTGATCTGCTCCGGGGACAGCTTTGCTCCACCCGTTTCAGGCGCCATCTCCGCCGCGGCCTGACGCAGATAACCGCCAAGCTCAATAGCCTCGCGCGTCTTGTCCTTGCGATCCGAACCGACTTGCCATTTCGGGGGCGCAATGCGCTTGGCCTCGTCGATAAGCTGGCCCTCGATGCGGTCCACTTCGTTCACGGTCTTTCCGGTCTCGCGCATTTCATAGCGTTTCTTGTTCAGCTCGCGCTGATCGTCCGGCGTCATATGCTTGTAGAGTTCATAGAGCTGCGGATCCCACTGGGTTTCCGGGTCCAGCATGAACTGCGCAGGCGTCATGGTTGAAGAGGACTGCAGCGAGTACATCGCCTGTTGGCTCCAGCTCTTCCATTCGTTCTTCTGCGCCTCGGTCAGCTTGTCTTCGGCGTTCGCTTCCGCTTTTCGGCGGTCCTGCTCCGCCCGGATGGAACGCCACAGCGCAGGCTGGTCATTCAGGGCGATCTCGCCTTTGTCGACGGCGGACTGGAGGTCCTTGAAGCTGTAGCCGTCCGTGAGGATGCCCATCTCGAACGAATTGGCGGCCTTGATCTCGGCCTTGCGCTTTTCCGCATCAAGCCGGTTCTGCTCGGCTCGCATATCCTGCTGGGTCGCTTCCCTTGCCTGCTTCAGCGCTTTCTGTTCCTCGGCATTGCCGTTGAACTCCGCGATGATGGTCTCGGCGCCTGCATCATCGCCCGCCATGGTCAGCTTCTCGACGCTGTCACGGGTGCGGATCAGGCTGTCCTTCTGAAGCCAGGTATCCAGTTCGGCATTCATCCTGGCGGCATCGTCCTTGCCCAGAACGCCGTCCTTCACATGACGATCGTTGAGGCCCTTCTGCGCTGCGATGTTGGCTGCAACGGTTTCGCGCGAGAGGGACAGGTCCCCGACCTGCTTGGCCATTGCAGCGTTATCGCTGATGATGTTGGCCTTGGCGCCTTCCAGCTGGCGCTGCCGCATGAGATTGCGGGTCTGAAACGTACCTTCCAGCTGCCAGTCTCTGGCCCGCTGGGTCCAGAGTTCACGGGCTGACTGCGGGACAAGCTTGGCATTGTCCGCAATGATCTTTGTCGCGGCATGTTCATACCGCTGCTCAAATTCGGTTGGATCATCCCCGCTGTCGGCAAGGCCGCGGTATGCACGGTCCAGTTCCTCGCGCGTCTTCTGGCTCGCATTGACCGCGTCACGGTCGATCTGCGCCTGCCGCAACTTCTGGCCGAACTCGAACAGTTTCGAGCCAACCTCCACCTGCGCGCGGCCAGCAGCCATCTCTCCCGACGTATCGGGAACAGGCACACTGACGACGCCACGCGTCTGCTGCGCCTGACCGCTCTGAAGGCCAAGCTCCTGCGCTCTTGGAATGCGAGCCATTTATCCGCCGAAGACTTTCGACCAATCCGCATCGATCATGTCGCCAATCCCACTGAGGAGCGTTGCGCGACCTGCCGCCCTGTAACCCTTCGCCTGCGCCTCTGCCGAACGCTTGGAGGAAATCCCGGTATAGCGGGAGACCTTCGCCGCGTAGCGGTCCTGCCTTGCCCGATCCTCCGCCTCAGCCATCGTCAGCATGGATTCCAGCCCTGCTTCGCGGATCGTTTCATCGGTGATCGCCTGGACACTGACATCGGTCGTATCACCGCCGCCGGCCGCAGCCCTTGCACGCTGTGTCGCGATAATGCTTTCCGCGCGCTTCTTGATGAGGTCCGCATTGTAGGAGCCGACAGCCACGCCCTGCTTCGCGCGGGTCTCGAGCTGCTTGGCTTCGGCCTCGCCCGCCAGCATGGCGCGCTGACCAGCTTCCTCGGCGGCTGCAGCCTGGGCCTTATAGCCCTTGCGCTGCTCGTTCGCCCCGAGACCCTTGAAGATGAAGCTCACGCCGCCATACCTTTTTTGCCTCGTCGACGGGCCTGAACCCTAGACGTTCAAGCCAGACATCAGCTCTCGGAATCTCGTAATTGCAGTCGGCCCAGACCTCCGGAACGCCTGCCCTGTCCAGCGCCCACAACAGCTTCAGCGCCTCAGCGTGAACCTTGTGCGGGCATCCCTCACGCTGATCGAAGTTCCCCCACCAGCGGTCCTGATCGTCGATCCAGACCAGCCCGATCGCCACCAGCCGCTCATCACGCCTGACAGCAAAGCCCATGATGCGGGAGGGATGCGGAAAGTCTTCAACACCCCATTCCTGGAAATGGCCGGCATTGAGGTCTTCGTACCGGATCACCCCGTCTTCTCGTTGGTTTCCATGTGCGGGACCATGCCCAGAACCGTCGCAGGCCCTGCGCTCGGCATTGACAGGCAGACACGCGGGTCCTTGGACGAATTGCCATTGAAGGGCTGGTTGATATCGTCGGTTACCGGAACCATTGGGCTATCGTAAGTCTCCGGATTAGGACCCTTCAGCGTCTCCATCGTCGTGAAGTCGCGGCCCCATTTCAGGGCTCCCGGCGGCGTCCGGTAAGGCAGGAGGCCAATGCGCTTGATCTGCCTGTCCTGCGTCAGGGCTGATCCGACATTTGTCCCGCCCAGAACCCGCGCCGACTTGTACCTGCCCTCGTAGAGGATGCCGACAATGGCGTAGGTCGTCGCCGTGGTCAGCGTGATGGCCCCGCTTGCCACCGTGAACGGTCCCTGCTGCTGGCCATTGGCCCATGCATAGACCGTCATCCCTTCAAGATGGCTCAGGCCCGTAATGCTGGTCGTCGATACCCCGTAATATTCAATCGCGGAGCGAAGGCGCCAGGCATCCTCCATATTCTCCCATGCTTCAGGAGCGAGTTTCTCGATATAGCGCACCGTCGAGCTATCAACCGTCCGCCTCACCGCGAAATAAACACTGTCCTCGACATCCCCGGGCAGGCAGCAGACGCTCTCGTAATAAGCCCCGGTATCGACCAGCCTGCACCAGGCAACCACCCCCTCGGTCGGTTCAAACACCAGAACCGACATCCGCCCATCATCGCAGGGCAGCCAGATCCTCGGCTCCGGATTGTACTGGACTGCGCATTCCAGCGCGCCGTCCGTAGTGCCCTCGTTTCCGAATATCGTCCGGTGCAGCCGCGTCAGTTCGTTGAGTTCGTATTTTTCTCCAGTCAGCGCCATGCGGAACAGCTTGCGCCGGCTGCGATCGACAAATGCGACATCCTCGTCAACGACCTGTGCCTGCGCATCCGCAGAGCCCCGCCTTGACCGCGGCCTTGCCTTGGCCGTGGTTGGCGTAATCACATCATCCAGCGCATTGGTGCCGATCTCGGCTTCGCGCGCATCCATGCAGATCATAAGGCGGCCGACGCCGACCATGGACTGGACCGAACCCCAGCCGCCAGTCACGCGGCGGGAGACCGCATCATCATCTTCGACGCCGATCGAGAAGGCTTCGAAGTCGTCCGATTCCGAGCCCCAGAACCTGTCATCCCGGCCACCCCACAGGCGGCCATCCGCCAATGCTACGGCGGATAGCCAGCCCGCCGCAGCCGACCATGCGCCAAACGCCCAGTCAGTTGTCGCTGTCGTCTTGCCTACCGGGCTCAGGATATCGACCGTGCAGGAATTGTCCGCCTCGACGCTATGGATACGGACTATGCCCGTCGTCACCCCATTAGCATGGGTGAGAGCGACCGTTGCCGTTCCTGACGTATAAGCCGTTGCGATGACCCGGTAATAGACAATCTGGTTATCCAGGTCGTCGTCATAAGTCGTCGAGGTCGTGCCGGTGTGGGTCTGGTACGTGACCCAGTTGTATTCATTGCCGACGCTGCGCTGCAGGACCAGCGTTGCCGTGAACACCCCGGTGATATCCAGCGTAAACTTGCGATTGTCGCCTGTCCCGGTAACCCGGATTGTTTCCGAGGTTTCGCTCAGTGCATCGATAGAGGCCGTGATGTACTGGCCCTGATGCTGGACTTTGACCAGCGCCCCTTCATGCGTGGCCCGGAAGATCGGAGCCGACGCCGTGAGCGTTGCCTCGCCCGTATTGCTCGAGCATGTCAGGGTGGTGGTCGAGACGTTGAGGTTGGCGAACGGGCCATTCTCGGGTTGGAACTTCCGTAGGCTCCAGCTCTTGGCCCCGCGGCGCTCCAGAACCCGGGTCTGGATCGACTTCGTTGCAATCCACGCCACGTCAAAGCTCTGCTCCATGCGGAGCGAGCGCAGCAGGTTTTCCTGCCATGGCGTTTCCAGCGTGAGAGTTCCTGCCGTCAGGGCCTGGAAAGCAATGAGACTGGCCTTGCCCTCAGCTGCTCCGACATAGCCAATGTCTGGAAGCCGGAATTCGACATAGTAGGGCGAGACGCCCGGGGTAAACGTGATGACATGGACGCCCGGATAGAGCGTTATGTCCGTGAACAGTTCCTGCCCGCCAGCCGTTGTCCCGGCCCGCATCTTCAGCGGCCGGCGTTCGACCTCGAAAGAGAATGACACCTCATCTGTTGGCGCAGCAGTCGTGATCTGAGAGCGCGCAATGGCCTCATTTCCCGCTGTCGTGACAAACGCGACATCAGCCCCGGATACGGAAATGCCCATGGATCACGGCAGGATGAACTGCTGGCCGCCTTCGGTCGTGGCGATCCAGTCATAATCAATGTCGACGAAGAACGGATCACCGACGCCGCCAGAACCAGGCTCGATCGGAGCGCCGCCGCCCGATGAAGGAGGCGCGGACTGGTCAGACCATGCCCCGATAGTCGCCGCTGCTCCATCAATCGTCAGGTATTCCTCCGTCGTATTGTCGATGAAGCGGATCTGGTTGGCGGAGAACTCAAGCACGTAGGCGATTTCGCCTGACCTGACGAAAGGCCTGACAATCGCGATACTCTCGCCCTCGGTCGTGATCTCTGCGCCGGCTTCATCAAGGACGGAATCGCCATCTTCTTCGGTGACAACGGCGAGGGCTGTCACGTCATTGAGGAATTTCGAGCCGGGAACCTTGGACATCTTCCCCTGCGTGTAGGGAAAGGCATTCTCGAAAGTCTCGGCAAGGCGGGAATAGATATCGAGATCGACCCGCGCCAGCGTCTCCTTGTCGCCCTCGCCGCCGTTGAAGGCAACGATCGTGGGATTGGTCTTACCCATTGTACCGCCGCGAGAAGCCGTAGCGCGCCTTTTCGTATTCGCCCGGAGGGATCACGAACGGGCCATTCTGCTGGGCATCCCACAGCTTGGCCTCGGACAGGGTCATGCGCGCACCCTTGGCCAACTTGTCCATGTCGACACCGCTTTTGCCGAAGACGCCGGCAACCTTGTTGGCGATCTTTGCCGCCAGAGCGCCCGCAAAAACCTCAGGCCACATGCCGGGGGTGTCGATCTTGGTTCCGTCGACATAGTCCAGCCATGTGTCTTCCGAGTTGGTGAGGATACGCCCGCCGAAGTCGACATAGTCGATGACCCCGGCAGTCGGGTTGGATGACGCCGCCACCTTGACGATGCGCTTGCATTGAGCAGGCTTGCCAAAGCCATAGAGCCAGCCATCCGGCGTATCCCCGACAGCGGCAAGCTGCGCCTTGGTCAGCGAGAAGTTCCAGGTGTGGATCTCGAACAGCTTCTTGACCTCCCGGTCATAAGCGTTCGTGACGCGCACAACCCAGGTGCTGTCATCGTCCGGACCTGTGGAGGGCGGTTCTGACAGCCACTCCAGCGCATCGTTGGTGACGTCGAGCTGGCTGCTCATCAGGCCGGCTCAGGTTCCTTGGCGGGTTCAGCAGCCTTGGGCTTGCGGCCCGGCTTTGCGCGCGCTTCGCGGGCCACGACAGTGCCAGCCATCTGTTCGACCGCAGCCGCAGCCTCTTCAGGCGTCTTGAACATCGCGCCCTTCTCGGCGTCATTGTAGAAGATCGACCATTTGCGGTCGGTCCCCATGAATTCCATGGACCAGCCGTCCGGCAGTCCCGGGATGTCGAACTGGACCGGCGGAACGATGGCAGCCGTGATCAGCTTGTCGACCGTGGGCAGACAGGCCCTGACCATCAGGCGGACATACCAGGAGCAGTCCTCGGGGCGGATGTCGATCATGTCGCCAACGCGCAGCAGGCGGTCCTGCTGGCTGCGGGTCTGCATCCGGCCGAAGTATTCGGGCGCCATGACCTGTTCGAGCGTATGCGCGGCCGGAGCCGTGCAGACATAGGTCCCGAACTGCTTGCCGTCGTGTTCGATCTCGAGCGCGCCCTTGTCCGGGCAACGAATGGGTTCGGGCATGTTGTCTCCAAAATGGAGGGAGGAGGCCGAAGCCCCCTCCCAGTTTGCGTACTCTCGGGGGAGAGTTCAGATCAGTCCGTGTTGGTCGCGGTAATGGCCAGCGTGTTGGTCAAGTCGGCCGCGCCGGTCGTTGCATCCACGCCAATGACGAAATGGAAGCCGACCGAAACGAGGACGTTGGCCGAAGCCGCCGCCGTCTGCAATTCGCTGGTCGCGGCCGGAATGGCCGTAGTCCAGATGCGGACGATAACAACGTCGCCCTTGAGCATCCCGCGCGCCTTTGCGTCCGAGATGTAGCCAGCCGTGTCGACCGTGGCCGTGGGGTCGACCGTGTCGAGGAGCCAGAAACGAAACCCGACCTGGCCAGCGCTTTGCGCGAAGCAGTTCAGGGAGGCGGAAGAATAAGCCATGTGATTGTTCTCCTGATCCTGGCGTTACGCGATCGTCGCGGTGTCGTCGTGAATGGCGCGATAGACGCCGCTCGTCAGGACAAGGCCGGCGCAATGGACAACCTTGACCCAGGTCCCATAGCGATCTTCCTCGTCCTCGTAGTACATGTGGGTCTGCGGCTCGCCGTCGATCTGGTGACCGATCGCATCGCCCGAGAAGATGTAGCACTTGGCCGTAGCCGTGCCCTTGCCGGTCAAGCCGGTGTGGCGCAGCCATTTGACCCCGAGCCATTCGCGGTACTGGCCGACAGGCGGGGCGCCCTCGACAAGGGGCTTCATCTCGTTGAAGTCGATCGACACGAAGTCGTTGATCGTCTCCATCTGGAGCCAGGCGTTCGGGGTGATGAGACCCCAGATATTGCCGTTCCAGTCGACGTCCGCGTTCTGCAGCTGGGAGACCCAGCCGAGGAACGTGGACTTGACGCCGAAGTCGATGGCCGAGCCGCCGTTGATGGCGTTCGAGGAGCCGTCCAGAGCGTCGATGATCGTCTGGTCGATGGCCTTGTTGACCGATGCCCGGCCCTTGCGTGCATGCGCCGAACGGGTGTTCGGGTTGGCGCGGAAGAGGTCGAAGGAGTCGATCTGGAACTTCTTGAAGTGTTCCGCCATCGTCGCGGACTTCTGGCTGAGGCCCAGTTGCGAAACAGGGATCAGGCCGTCACGGGTACGGGTGTTGGCCGCATCCGAAGCGCCGACGACGTCCCAGTAAACCGTAGACCCATGCTGCGCGCCGTCATTGCGGACGCACTGCTTGAGCAGGCTGGGTTCGCGGTCATAGTCGAACTTGAATTCGTCGTTGTACTGCGAGCGGAACTGCGCAGTGATCTGGTTGACAGCCATGGCTGTACAATCTCCATCTTGAGTTTTTGGGGTTCAGGATGGCGATGCCGTCCGATGGCGCGGGTTGACCCAAAAGGGCGCCGGCCAGCAGTCTTCAGTCTTCACGGCGCCGCAGAGCGGGTTGACCGTGTGCAGGTCCAGTTGCCTCGATCGCCTGAGGGCTGGCGTGCAGGTTAGTTCGCGCCCTGACGCTCGGCGTGGCGAGCTTCAGCGGCGTAAATCTCAGCCAGGCGCCGTTGCGTCTCCGGGCTGTTGTACTTGGCGCGGTTGGTGGAGCGGAGAGACATGATCTCCTCCTTCTCCTTCGCAAGCGATTTGGCCGGGTCTGACCCGTTGCGACCAGCTTCGAGGAAGACCGGGTCTTCCATCGTCATGCGGCCGATCTTGGCGAAGGCCTTCACGAACTCGGGATGATCCCCAAGGCGCGTGCCATCGACGAACTGCATGTCCTTGATGGCGGAAAACTCCTGCCCGAAGAAATGCTTGATTGCGGCATCAGCCAGCGTCGTGTTCTGCTTGAACTCCGGCCCCTGCCACAGTTTCTTCAGGGCGGATTCAGCGCGTTCCTTCTGGATCGTAGCCGCCGCCTCCATCTGGGCTTCCGCCTCGATGCGCTCCTCGTAGTAGATTTCATGGGCGAGGTTCACGACCGAGGGATCAGCCCTGAGCCCGCCGGCCTTGTGCAGCCGTGCCGTAATGGCGGCCAGCCTGTCCTTCTCGCTGTCGGACAGCTCCAGACCTTCAGGCGGCTTGACCTTGATCTCGTACTTGTCGGGGGTCTCGGGAATGCCACGCGACTTGTTCCAGGCGGCCTTGACCTCATCCGGATCTTCGTCAGACGGAATAGCGACCAGCTTCCCGCTATTCAGCTTGGCGTCGGCCTCGAAATAGGACTTGCCGAAGGCATTGAGGTCGGTGAAGCGCTCAAGACGCTTGGCCAGCTTCTTGTCTTCGCCGGCAATGGTGGAGCGCCAGTCAAAGTCCTGCGCGCCGCCATCGCCACCTTCCTTGCCTTTGCCAGCGCCCTCGGCCCCAGCGGTTGCAGCTGCGCCTTTTCCGGCTCCAGCTTCAGCGCCCTTGCCTGCGCCTTCACCGGCACCCTCGCCACCAGCGCCTTGACCTGCTTCTTCAGCCATCTGTCTGTTTCTCCAATACCTTGCGCTGGCCCAGCGTAACCAGCTGGACTTCAGCCATGCCGAGGAGCGTTGAAGCCACCCAGCGCTTGCCGGCGTTGAACGCCCACGCCTCGGAACTCATGACGGCTTCACCGCCATGCACGCCTGTCATTTTCAGGAAATACGCAACGAAGCGGGTCTGCTGTGTTGCATCCGCCCGGCAGTTGAGGACTGCACTGATCGCAGCCAACTCGTCTGGACTTGGGGGCGGAGCCTGGTCAGGCCGGAGCGCGATCCTCTCACGCTCCGGGATAACCTGACGTGTGTCTTCAGCCATTCAGGCTTAGACCGTGGCCGACAGCATGTCCGCGACGTTGGAGCCGGCCGGGCAGACCAGCTTACCAGTCACCATCCAGGTGTTGGTCAAGATGTCCTGCACCTCGACCCAGTCGCCAATCTGGCCGCCCGTGGTCGTGCCATTGAGCGTGATCGTGTCATCCGTGCCCGAGGCGGCATAGGCCGTGAGGGCGTTGGAGTCGTTGTCGAGGATGTCGAGCTGGCCTTTCATCACATCGCTGGAGTTGGCGACCTTGATGACGTGGTTGGACGTGTTGACGGCGCCAACAACAAACCGGAACCGGACGCCCGATCCCGAGGCTGCCGGAAGCGTCTGGGCAAGGGATGAGCCCGTCCCGGTGAGAACGCAGGTGCGATAGCCATGCGTGGCGGCCGTGATCGACGTCGCGCCGGACAGCGTGACTTTCTCCGCGGCAAGCCTTGCCGCGTTGAGGGCGACCTCATGCTCAGCAATCGTCTGGTATTTTGCCGCCGTTGCCGACAGGTCATAGATCAGAATCTGGTCATTGGTGGCCGTGCCAGCGCCTGTCAGGGCAGTCCCGGCTGCGTTGACCGTGACCAGCGCGTTCAGGAATTCCGCCATGGTCATCGACTTGGTCGCCGTGGCCGACAGGTCGTAGATCAGCAGCGTATCGCCCACCGCCGCGCCTGTGCCGGTCAGCGTCGTGGTGTTTGCCACCATGAGACCCGTGGCGAATTCCTGTGCCGTCATGTACTTGGCCTGAGTGGCCGAGACATCCCAGATCAGCAGCTGATCGCCCGTTGCAATGCCCGTTCCGGTCAGAGCCGTGCCCGCCGCATTGACCGTGCAGAAGGCATTCAGGAACTCCGCCATCGTCAGCGTCTTCGAACCGGACGTGCCGGCCGAAACGTCGACAACCGGAATCTTGTCGCCAACCGCAGCGCCAGTGCCCGTCAGGGCAGTCATAGCAGAAATCTTGCCCATCAGGCATTCTCCTCAAGGATTTTGGATGTGCCGTCCTCAGCGAGGACATCATCGCCGGCTTCTTCGACGACGTAGGAGCCCGCCGATGCGCTGCCTGCGTCGTAGATCGTGTCATTCGCGTTGAGCTTGCCCTGCACCGCCCACGCGACAGGACCGGTATCGAGCGTCGAGATCGTGAGGCGGAACTTGCTGGCGCCGCCATTGGGCACCTCGACAATCACCGTCTGGCTGGTCGTGAACGTGTCGACATTCTGCCAGTCCTGGTCATCGAGCAGATCTTGCTGAAGCTGTACTGTCGATGCGCCCGCCGTATGCTTCATGCGGAGGATGAAGTCCTCATAGGCCGTCCACACGACTGTCGGCGTATCCTGCGCCGTCATCGAACCGCTTAGCTTGGTCGCCATCAGGCGCTCTCCTTCATGGCGTCATCCAGTTTCTGCAGGTTCTCGGGCTTGGCCTTGAGCGCCATGTCAGCGGCCTGCGCCAGTTCCATCTTCTGCTGCTGGGCCTGCTGAGCCTGTGCGCGGCTCTCGCGCATCGAGCCCACGACGTCCTTGTCCCGCACCCAGTCGACCGGCATCTCGCTCATCCGGCCGCGTGTGACCTCGTCCCAGTCGATATTGTCCAGGCTATCCGGCGCGATCTGGGCCTGTTCCGTCATATCTGCGACCAGCGCTGAAGCTTGCTGCGCCCTCAGTTCGCGATAGGCCTGAGACAGCGGCGTCTCGAACTCAAAATCGACCTGCGCGCCCTGCAGCCCTTCCGGCATGCCCTCGGGAATGCGCTGTTCATTCAGCCGGCCAAATGCGCCCTGTTCATAAGAGCGCTCGAACACAGCATCCATGAGCTGGGCGTTCTCGGCTTCCATCGGCTCGAACACGGGCGCAGCAGACCGGACATATTCCTCGATCCACTTCCCGGCCTCGTAAGCCGTCATTTCCTTCTCAGGCAGCTTGAACAGGTCTTGCCAGAACGCCCGGCCCTGGTTCATCGCCAGCCGGTCGGTCAGTTCAATCCCGAAGCGGGGGTCGCCGGATTCCAGGTTCTCGATCGCCTTGCGATTGGCGCCCTGGCCAAGAGCTTCAGGGTCGTAATAGGTCACCGCCCCGGCCCGGAGGTTGATCTCGCCTACGATTGCGTCATGTGCCGCCGTCTTCGGCGGATCGACCGCCCATTCCACCGACTTGAGCAGGGCCTGCTGGGCAATGTTCAGGGTGCGCGCATCGGCAAGGGCAACACCGGCACAGGGAGAACGGCCATAAGGCTCGCCGGATACCGTCATCCATCTCCGGACCAGATAGGGGAACCAGTTGAAATAGCCCTCGCCTAGCCCGGCTTCCTTCTCATCGACCTCGCAGGCCATGTAGAGCGACATGAACCGCGCGTCCTTGCGCGGCTTCTCGTCCTTCTCGTATTGATAAAGCTCCAGAGGCGCGACACAGCGCTGGACCTTGACCTTGCGCTCGGGGTGCTTGTCGAGATTGTCCCGCCATTCCTTGGGCAGCGCATCCTTGCCGAACAGGCCCGCAGCCTGCTTCAGCGTCATGTTCATGCGCTCGTGGATCTCATCGACAACGCCCTCATGGTTCTCGGCCCATGCGCAATCTTTCAGGTGCGCGCAGGTGAACAGCAGTCCCGTCTTGGCGCTGTTGTAGGTATGCCGGACAATCGCATTGCCGAATGTCACATAGTCGTTGTCGCTCTCCGCCATGGCCCGGGTGAAGTTGGCCGGCGGGGAATAGATGATGTTGCGCTGGGTCTTTGTGGTCCTCTCCAGCCACGTCTTGTTGGCCTTGTCCTCCATGAGGAGTTCAGGACGGGCAACGCACTTGAACCAGTCCTTGCCGCGGGGGCGAAGCATCGAGCCCAGATTGTTGGCCATGTCCCGGCGCATCCGCTGGGGAACGCTGGTGAAGATGCCGTCGTAACGCTCGTCCCCGACTGCGCGATCTCCGAAGAAGTCGGCACGTTCGGGGTAGAAGATTTCAGCCTGCGCCTGGAACAGCGAATTGTAGCTGTCCTTCTCAACGAACAGCTGATCACCGCGCTTTTTCCAGCGCTCGCCCCTCTCCTTGAGGCGACCGTTTGTGCGGCCCGTTTCGTCGTATGCCATCAGCCCAGCAATGTCCCTGAGCCATAGCCTTCATCGCCAAGCTGTCCGCCTGACAGGATGGTTGAGGCCACTCCCTTGCGCTTGAGGGACATCCTGCGCGCCTTGCGCTGGGCCTCGATCAGGTTGGGATCGGTCTCGGTCGGCAGGTCAGTCGGAGCTTCTGGCCCCTTTGCAACGTCTGCCTTGGCCTGCTCCAGCGTATAGGCTGTCGCGCCGAGCAGCGGAGTGGTCGGCGTCTTCTTGCCTTTGAAGAGGCCCATTAGCGTGACTTTCTTCCTACGACTTTGTCGTATTGGCGTTGAACAGTCGGCATCGATTGGGCGTCGGGCTGGCGCCGTCTCACAGCCTTGCGTTGGGATTTGCGCTGCGTGTCAGGCTCGGCCCACGCGAAGATGAAGGACCAGGCAAGGTCAGGTGAGCGGCCAATCCGCTTCGATATCTCTTCGTTGTCCTCGATCTGGATGACGTTGCGCATGTCCGCGTGAGCCTTTTCGCGGAACGCCGTCAGCTCCATGAGGATTTCACGCCCCGGCGGGAGCGCGATGTTGTCGCCCTTCTCAGGGTCCAGTCCCTCGCGGAACTGCCAGATCCATTCTGCCCGCTTGTTGGCGAAACCACGCGCCCGGCTGCGATCAAGAGCCGTCGACGCCATGGCGCCCTTGCAACGGACCACGTTGAAGCCATTGGCCTCGAGCGTATCGGAAAGCCCGCCACCATAACCACCGCCGCAATCGATGTTCATCTGCGGATCGTCCTTGGCGGCATTCACCACCATGGAGACTTTCTGGTCTGTGGTCTTGACCTCTGCGCCAGGCTTGATCCTCGGTTCCCCGAACACCACGCCATGAAGCGGCGTGCAGACCATCCGGTCACCACCGCCATCAGCAACGTCGACACCCAGCGCCGTCATGGGCTTGGTCGCCAGTTCGTGCTTGCGCATTGACCAGCGAGCCTGAGCCTTCAGCACCCATTCGGCCGGAATGACCTGCCGCTCGGAATCCTCCAGTGTCGTCGTGAACTTGCCTTGCAACAGGGCGCGCTGCAGATGCGCCGGCAGGGCTGCGAGTTGTGAAGCATACCCACTATCAAGGAGATCGGGATTGTCGCTCAGGCTGGCCGGGATGAATGTCCGGCTCTTTGGCCTGACCTCCATCTCGTTGCCGTTGGCGTCGACAACCACCCCGACATAGTCGTGGTCGACCTCGATATCCTGCCCAGCCACGTTGGCGAAGTAGCGCAATTCGCCCGGTTTGGCCGGGTTCCTGTGTTCAGGATCGAGCCAAGGCGCAAACCATTCGAAGATCCACAAGCCTTCCGGCGTCAGCGGCGGGTTGGAAGCCAGCACCGTCCTGCATCTCTGGTTCGGTACAGCAGTACGGTTCCAACCGATGATGAAGCGGACAATCGCTTCCTGGAACTGCACCGCCTCATCGAACCCGATGAAGTCAGCAGCACGGCCCTGATAGGCTTCAGCCTCCTTTGGCGTCTCGAAGGCGCCGAATTCAACCGCGCGCCTTGTTGATCCCGGGACCGTCCAGACGTGCTTCTGCGAATTGTAGCCCGATGACGAGCCGAGGATCTGGGCCAGACCCGGAACAAGACCGCCCTCGCCGTCGATATCCTTGAACTGGCGACGGAACAGGCGGCTGACCCGGTGTTCGTTGATCGCCAGCCCCATGAGAAGCTGAGATTTGCCACCTCCCGCGGCGCCGCCGTAGTAAAGCAGATCAGCGGGGCTGTAATAGGCTTGCGTCTGAGGACCAGGATTAGGGACCCATAGCTTGTCCCGCGTGCTCTCAATCGCCTTCTGTGCCGCCTTCGCCTGATCCGCGGGCAGCTTCTGCAAGCGCGAAAGCAAGTCGTCGAGCTGATTCACGGTCAAAGCCGGTTTCCTTGGTCACCACCGGGTTGTCTGCATCCCCGGCGTGGATCACGCGCTCGCCAAACACCTTGGGCAGCGCCTTCGAGAGCAGCCACTTGCGCGTATCGACGCGAAGCCGAGACCGGGCGATCGCCTCCTGGTTCACAACCTCAACGGCGTCTTCGCCTTGCTTCCGGGTCATCCAGTCGTTTCGGCCGTCATCGCTGATTTCCAGCGTTTCATCGGCCATGGCGTAATAACCGATCTCGCGCGCATGAGCGTATTGCGTAAAAAACCCGGGTCTTGCCTCAGTATCGTCGCGAAGAGCCCAGCCTCTGACGGTTGCCTCATTGGGCATTCCTTCGTCACGGCAGACATCGCGCAGTGTTCTTCCCTCAGAGAGAAGCTGGCAGATCAGGTCGCCTAGTTCCTTGGTGTAGAGCGTTGGCCGGCCGCGGCGTTCTTCGGCGTTGGCGATATCGTCAGCCATTTTAGGCTACCAGCTTGAGATGACGGCGCTTGCCGTATTTGCCGGCACGGCGTTGGTGATTTTCGTAGTGCGTTTCCCATTCCAGATGCTTTGGATTCACGCACCCGAGATGTCCCTGCTCGCACGTATGGCTGGCTTCGAGCCATGGCAGCGCAGGGTCGCCGTTCGCCAAGCGGCACATCACGCGATGCGCTCTTGCGGGCTTCCCCTCCCACCGTACTTCAGGATAGCCGTTCCAGGCGCGGGCAAATGGCCACAACACGCAGTCATCGCCGGTATAGTTCAAGTGCTCTCGAATAAACGCCTGTGGGGCGCCAGCAGGGGCGCGTCTGCCAAATTTCGTGGCTGTAGGCGTGTAGTCGGTAGTTCGAACATATGGCTTGTGGCGGACCCTAACCTCTTTGATTTTATGCGGACCCTCTGACCAGACTCCCGCTTCACGCTCTAGTTCCGCAGTGAGCGCATAGTGCTCCGAACACATACCCCGCGTTAATGGGGTAGTCTTCGAGCAGTTGACGTAAGAGCACATCACGTAAAAGTGATTACCTTTACTTGCTGTTGACCTTGTTTTTCGTGAACTGCACTTGTCGAGCGAGTCTTCTATACTCAGTCTCGTCTGTGCGTTGCTAGTAAACACCAAGCAACGTTGATGTTTCTCATCGCAACACTAGCGAGGCCCGGGGAGGATTGCACCCTCACCCGAGCCTCTAACTCAGAGGAACCTGAGCTATGGAACTCTTTAGCACTGAGCGTGCCCGGTTTGCAGCCAATACCCTTGTTGGCGTGGAGATCGCCTTCGGAACACTCTCGTTCTGGTCGCATGCGGTTGAGACGTGGACGTTGATCGCCTTCGTGGTCGCCGCCCTGCTCACCCTGACTTTCGGTTCCGTCTCCCTGCTGGCGTCCGGCGTGGTTATCCGCGCCGTGGCCGCCAATCAGGCAGAAGAGAAAGTCACCCGCGGTCTTGTCGCCTTCTGCGGCGGTGTCGTGGCGCTGATCTCGGGGTTCATGACCTGGCATGGCCTTACTTGGGCCGATGCGCAGGCCAACCTGATCCCGGGAACTGAGCTGGACTGGCTGTTCATTCCTGCAGCCGCCCTGCTCTCCGGCCTCAACCTCGTGGCGATCTACGTGTTCTGCCGCGATATCAAGCCGAAGGCGAAGCCGGCGCATCAGTCGATCGATGCGCAGATCTTCGGAACCCCTTCACCCGTTGTTCCGCTTCGTCGCCCGCCAAACAACCCCGCCATTCAGGCTTCGTTGGAAGCGGTTCGGCAGAAAATGCAGGCCTGATTGCGGAACGCCCTCGGAAAAATCCGGGGGCGTTTTGCTTTTAGTCCGTCAGAAACTCGATATTCCCCCGCAGCACAATCCCGCCACCTGTTGGAACATCTGCGACAGCGATTCCGCTGATCGCCTGGCCGCTCCCGCTTCCCACAAACTCGATGATGGCCGAGTTTTCGTTCATTGCTGTGCAGACGCTGGAATAGCTGGCCTTAGTTATTCCGGCCCATACCAGAGCTCCGCTGTGGCGCTCGGTCGCCACATTTCGGGTCGTATGAGGCGATCCAGTCACACGCAGCGCGCCGCTCGCCGCGGTGTGCGTGAAGGTCGTTGTGTAAAGGCTGAAGGTCAGGCGAACGAGGTTGCCGATCTTGGCCCAGCTTCCCGTCTGTCCGCCTGAGCCATAGACAACGTTGAGGTCGCCAGGCGTGGCGAAGGTGATCACAGGCGTCCATGACCCGGTGATTACCAACGCACTATGCAGCACATGGCCCTTTGAGCCATCGGCAAGCTCCGCTGCAAACTTGGTTGTCGCAGCCGGGGTCCGCGCCGTGGTCGTGAACTTCGTCCCGCTCATCTAGTTACTCCAGAAAACGGGTGTGTTGTCAGACCACAGAACAGGCGTGCCATCCGACCAGTAAACGTCGCTGTCGATTGTCACGTCCGGATCTGATCCTTCTTCTCCACCCTCGATCACGCGGGTGACAGGCTGCGTCAGCGGTCGGATAAGCTTCCGGGAAACGCTCATTACGCCCTCAGCCTCATGCCTTCAGCGTTCCGGGCGTCTTCTGCCTTGAGCAGATTCCGGTTTTCCCGTTCCGCCCTGTCGTGGGCTTCCCGCAACTGTTTCATCGCCTGCTGGAGGATGATCATCCGGCGCTCAGGGTGGAGCTTGTTGAATTTGTTCGTGAAGTGAAGGGTTGCCTTGCCCAAGCCGAAAATGGGCGCGCGAAGTCTGGCGAAGATGGGCATCATCTTGTGGGCCTTGGCTTGCCGACAGGCTTTTGAGGCTCTGCTCGCTTGAGGTCAGGGCCTGTCGCGGCTTTGAGGTTCGCACCCGGGCGGTGGGGGTCTTGGGATTTGGTGATGGCGCGCTTTCCATCTGGCGTGCCGGTCGGCGCCATCTCGGGGTCGCCTACCCGTTTCCCCGGGATCGCGTTGAGGATTTTGCTGACCATCCGCCGGCCAAGGCTGGGCGGGGCCTGCTTCACCGGGAAGTCGATTGCGTCAACAGGCGAGCCGTTGAGAATGGCGTCAGTCTCAGGGCTCCAGCTCACCCGGATGCGCGCCGTGGTCCGGGTCGCATCGATCATGCAGTCCGCAACAGGCCACTCCCGCGTCACCTGCGGAACAGAGATCATGTCCGGGAACTCGGCTATCAGGCATTCCACGATGACCTGACGGGCGCGCTCCTCCAGCTGAACCTCTGCCTGCCTGACGTGATAGACATGCGTCGGGAAGTCCGAACAGGCCTTGTGGATCTGGCCGCGGACGAATTCGATGAAGCCGTGGGAATTGTGGTTTTCGAAGCGGCGGGGCGGAGGGCCGGGAGGTTTTGTCGACATGGGGCCTCCCTTTAAGTCCTTGGGCGGACTCAGAAATCCTACGCGTTGATGATGTGGGCCGCGCCGAAAGCCGAAGCTGGCGCGGCCCCTTGCTGCTAATGGAGCGCGGAGGCTCCTAGCGGAACTGGATTTAGGACGAGAACCGCTATCGCTGCCCCTCGACGGGACCGCTTACGGCAGGGCAGCTCAGCAAAAGCAGCGAGCACGCGCTGGGGGCAGCACCGTACCTAACAACAGCCCACGGCAGGGATAGTGGTCTGGTTTGCTTTATTCGTCAACCGGTTGAGTAGAGGCTCAAGAACCCACGCGCTGAACATCCGCCAGCTCGTACTTCCCAAGCTGGCGGGCGATCTTCTTGAAGTCCGGCCCTCGCGTGTTGAACTTCAGGAACGACTCCGCGCTTTCCTTCCAGTTGAAGAACTTCTCGCGGATCTCCCAAGCGGTCTCGCCATAGGCAGTGTGATCGCCCCACGTGTCAGGCGACATGCGCAGGGAAGGGTGAGCAACCTCCGCCATGTGCTTTTCATTCCGCGCCCATGCTTCATCTGGTCCAATGTCCGACATTTGCTGCCATGGGTCGTTGTCCGCTTCCTCGTCATAGACAAAGCCGCAGTAGTCGGGGCGTGGGAATGAATCAGTGACGCTGTAGGACGTATAGAGATTGCCCGGAGCCGTTTCGTCGCGCAGTAGCTTGATCACCGCTTCCCAGCCCATTTCGTCACGCAGGAATTTGACAGCGCGGCCCTTCTCAATGATGGACGCTAGCCATTCGCGGTCCCGCTCGGCAACCCATGTGTGGATTTCACAGCCGCCATGAATGTTGGCGGCCAGACGGTAGAGATCGCTTCCGCCAGCAACTGCTGTGGCGAGTGATGACAGCCACCAGTTGAACGGCTCGGGATTCTTATCGCCGAACATGCCATGGCGAAGCCGCATCGCAACGTGTTCTGCCTTGCTTAGCCACTTGCGATCTTCGGGCGTCACGTCTGGCCAGCACCAGCCAACGAAGGCCGTGATGTAGCCGTCACCCATGCCGTCCTTGAGGCCAAGCGCGGTCCATGCGAAATCATCAATGCGGATTCCGAACATGTGGCGCTCAGGTCCGCGAACGCGCGCCTCTTTGGTCTTCGTGATGAATGCTATTGAGCTCATGGGAACCTCATGCAGCTTTATAGCACTGCTCGACCGGAAGCCGAAGCTCTTGAAGACGCCCGAGAAGCGTCAGGTGGAAGATCGCCTCCCCTGCCTGGATGTCCTGCACAGGTAGATCGAAGCCTTCGAATGAAGGGTGGGCAAGTCGGACGATGTCCCCGATCTTGAACTCCTGCTGGCCTGTCCGAAAGAATTTGAAATGATCGGGAAGATTATAGTCGTCGAAGCCAAGGAACTCGCTCAGCGCCTTCGGGTCGAGTTCGGCCGGCGCGCCATTAAGGCTGACGACGGAGCGGATCAGGTGTAGCCTGCGGACCAGTTTCCACGGGCTCGGCCTCTCGCCGTTTTCGTCAATCCGGTTGAAGTCGAGGCCGATGAAAACATAGCTCGGCGCTGCGCAGAACGGCGTCGGCTTCCTGACCGGGTCTTTCTTGGTCTTCCGGCGCAGGCGCTGCTCCAGCTTCACATGGGCCTTGAGCCCATCATAGCGGAGGATCTTCATAACCATCTGCTCGCGCTGGCTGATGACGCGCAAGGCGAACCAGCGGAGGTCTTCCGTCCCCTGTCCCATGACTAAGCCCTTTCCCTTGATTTGAATGCCCTGCTTGCGAGAAACATCAGGCTGCCAGTCGCAATGCTGGCCATGGAGGCCAGAGCGGCCATGTCAGCTCCATTGCGGGTCACAACCGTTATGATGGCTGTGCCGGATGTGATGAGGCCAAGACCGAGATAACAGAGAGCTTGTCTCATGGGGCTCTACTCGATCCTGATTGCCCTTGGGTCTCGGGGAGCAATTCGCTCACTGGCGGTGCGTGTTTCACTGGATTCCGCCTTCGCTGGGGATGTTGTCGCGGGCGAACTCCGTGATGAAAACCTGAAGCTCGTTGTGGATCAGCTCCATGCGTCGCAAATCGCTTTCGGTTGGCTCGCGGTCGTCATCCATGATCGTGTTGATGGACCCGAAGAGATGCTGGGCACCCGCAAAGAAAGCCATGCGCATCTGGTGAAGCTGATCAGGCGGCGCATCGTGCAGATCGCAGGCGATGCGCATCCCGACCCATCCAGCCTCGATGAGCTTGCCCTTGTCGGTCAGTTCCTTGGTGAGACGCTCAAGATGCTTCCGATCAGCCACGGTCGCTCTCCCAAGGCGCATAGAAGGTCAGATCAACGCGGTTCTGCATCGTGTTGATTGGCGAGTCCGCGTAGTGCGTATGCGTGATCTGAAGCTTGCCTGAGAAGAGCAAGCGGAGCCGGTCACCGAGCGTGAAGTTGAGGCGCGTCTCGGTTCTGGCCCAGCCCTGCGTCAGTTCTTCATGCCGTGGCGGATCTTCGCCATGGTGATGTCGATAGCCAAAGAAACGTGCCGCCTTGTCTCCGAAGGTGGGCTTGTAGACCATGCAGCCAGCTTCAGAGACTGGCGCTGCGGTGTTCGTATTCATGCTTGCTCCGTTGTCTGTTTCGGCATCAGGCCGTACTCTGCGGTGAAGGCGCGCATCTCGGTTTCGGTGGCGATGTAGAGTGGCGGATGCGTTGGCCCCGCGACGGACAGGTAGATGCGGCCCGTCCGGGCAACCTCCTCCAGTTCGTGAGGCTCAAGCTGCCAGCACGACACAACCATTCGCCGGTTGCGGAAGATGTGCAGGTTGTTGCAGGTTTCCTCTTGGCCAGCAGGGGCCCTGAGGATCGTGTTGGCGCCGTCGAAGTTGATTGCGTTGGCCATTACTCCGCATCTCCCCTGCTGTTGGAAAGCGCCTTGGTGATGATCCACGCGATGACGCAGGCGATCAGAACCGCTGCTGAAATCCAGAGGCCAATCTCGATGCTCATACGCTCACCATCGCCAGAAACCCGCAGATGACGCCGAGCGGAGCAAAGACAAGCCCCGGCACAGCGTCTCGGTCGCGGAAGGATTCGTAGGTGAGATAGGCCAAGGCCAGCGTCAGGATTGCCAGAGAGGTCTTGACGATGGCAGGGATGATGAAGGCTGCGGCCGTGAGGATGGCGATGAGGACGATCCAAGGGCTGAGGTGCTTGGTGAGGGTCATTTGCGCTCCGGCTCCTTCGCCATGATCGTCATCTTTCGACCATCGCTGCCGGTGATCTCGCCGTGGTTGACGTAGCCTTCGCCCTCAAGCTGCTTGATGCGCTCGGCCATGTTCGCGGCTGGCTTTTCTCCACGAGCGATTTCGCGCGCGCTCTTCGCGGCGGACACCAGTCGCTCCCCGGCTTTGCTCTTTGACTTTTTCTTGAACCAGCCAAACATCACGCCAGCTCCTCGATCTTGGTGAGGCCGCGTGCAGCCGCCCAGTAGCCAGCTTCGCCGCCATCCCGCGCTGCGGAGAACTTGTCGCCCGGAGGCTCAGCGTCGATGACGGCTATGTCGTCTAGCTTTGGAAGCGCGTTGAAGGCTTCATCGGAGAGGGCGGGTTGATCGTGAAGGGCTACTTGATCATGGTCAGTGGTCAGACTGTCTGATTCAATTCGCTCGGCTTCTGCGGGGGGCTCGACGATTTTGTAGGCGATGATGTTGTAGCGCGGATCGCCTTCATTGCTCCAATCGATCATGTGAGCGAACACTTCGTTGGTCTGCCCGACGCGGATATCTGGGTCGCGGCAGATGATGTCCACGATGCGTCCGTAGGGAACAGGACACTCTCCCCCGCTCCACGGGATGAAGCCTTCGGGGATCTCTACAGCAGCAACCGTGTCTGTGTTTGTTTGCTCTACTCGATCATGGTCAGTGACGACTGAAGTTCGCTCAGCGTCGGGGTGTGCCGCCGCATAGTATTCCTCGGCGCTAACCGGTCGGCGCGAACCATCAGGCATAATCTCAATGATGCCAGTCCCGTACATAAGCGCGTCATTCACCGCCTCTGCTTCTGCCGCGTCTTGTTCCGCTTGGTTGTGTACCCCGGTGTCTATGGGCTCAGGCTCGTGACCGAGTTGAGCATCTAATCCCTTCCCATCATCAGGAGTGAGGGCTGAGATGGCTTTGTCGAGGTCTGCGATTGTCTGGTCCATTTCCGCCAGAGTTCGCTGCGCCGCGGTGATGTAGTCCGCCTGCAAAGGCCGCTCATCCAAAAGGCTCTGACGCTTCTTCTTCAGTTCATCAATCAGGCTCATTCTCTCTTCCCTATCCAATGGGGTAAACGCTACGCGGGTTTTTTAGCTCTACTCGTTCGTGTTCCGTGGATTGCTCACCGATCCAGTCCGCTCGGCGGCGGTGTTGATGACGAAACCAGCGGCGCGCCAAAACCCATGAGTAGGCTGGCAGCAACGAGCATCACCGGACCCGCAATGATGAGCCGGAAGATGTCGCTGGCGAATTTCGCATTGATGGCTTCGATGGAGTCGCCCTTGTACGCAGCGTTACCAGCAACCATCGCGGCAACACCTGAAGCCATGAGCGCTGTAACGAATGCGCAGAGCGCGATCAGGATGAGCCAGCTTGAAAGGGTGCTCATTGCTTCATCCTGTCGAGATACTGCTGTGTGAGGACGTCGATGCGTTGGCCACGCTCGTCCTGCGGCGAAAGCTGTTCACCATCTCCGGTGCGCAGGTCCTCATAGCGAGGTAGCTTGAAGCGACCCTGCGCCGCAAACATGCGGGCGCGCTCCATGGCGGCATCCTCTTCGCTCTGGAATGGCGCTAGCTCTTGCGGTGTTGTGATGCCTTTCATGGTCACGCTCCGGTGCGATGAATGAGTAATTGAGCGTCGATGGCTTCCATGGCGGTGTCGGCCATCTGAAGCTGCTCATCGACCACGGCGAGATGGTCCTTGAGCTCCGCATAGTGCGTGAGCATGTGGTCATGGTGTTTTTTCAGGGCCTCTTTTGCAGCCTCCAGGTCTCTGATCTTTTGCTCAGAGCGGGCCGTTCGCGCAGATTGAAGATCAACTGGCTTCACGATTTCACCTCCGCTCGTGTGCGGATTGGAAAAGCGAAACAGCCACGGGATGTAATCGAGCAGACCTTCATGCCGCCCTCTCCACGGGACGTGTTGACCAGTTGGTGCGTTTGGTTCGGGCCTCAGGCGCCAGCCGGTAGCCGCGAGCCCAGACGGTTTCGATCTCAAGCCCGAGCGGCTTCACTTTCGCCCGCAGCTTGCACATCATCGTGTCGATGGTTTTCGGATCGACATCGAGGCGGGTTGAATGCGCGGCGAAGCGTGTTGCCTCCCAGAGGAAATCCCTGCTCGCCGGACGATCCCCGCACTTCAGCATGGCGCGGACCATTGCCTCTTCGGCCGGTGACAGCCTCAACTCCTTCGGCGCCTGCCAGTCGTGGTTGAAGACGTGGCGCTCCAGATCAGCGACCTTGGCTTCCAGCGTCTCGTTACGTGCAGCGAGGATGCGACAAGTTTCACACATCAGGCCGCCTCCTTCTCGCGTTCCAGCATCGCCAATCGCTTGTCCGGTTGCGCTGAATGGGTAACGGCATGGTGCGTCGGGCAGTAGGATGATCCTTCGATCCGGGGGCAGCCGCAGAAGCCGAAGCCCTTCTCCTTGGGATCGCCCATCGGGTAGCGGCATGAGCCGTACTGCAGGTCCGTCAGGCCAACCGAGCCAGGTACAACGGCTTGCACAGGCAGGGG